ATTACAATAAATTAGAGTGGTTAGATAAAGGTTATAATGATCGTAAAATAATAATTAGACCAACACCAAGACAGATAACAAGATGGTGGTTTAGTCAGATTATACTACTTGAATTTGTTGAAGAGGAAGAGTCAAGAAAACTAATTTGGTTAAGAGCTAAACGATATCCCTGGACTCACATTGGTCGAGCTCTTGGAATGGATAGAAGAAAAGTTAAAAGCAAATATGAAGAAGAATTAATTTATCTATCATTGTTACTTGAAAGCAATAGAAGAGATAAAAGAATAGTAGACATAATTGACAAGATATTATATTAATTTTAATACACTACCGAATATCTATGGTAGGTAGACCATCTAAAAAAATATTCTGTCAGGCTATTCGTAAGTATGATCGCAATCAATGTAGAGCCAAAGGCATATTAAAAAAAAATGGTAGATACCTCTGCAAGTATCATGGCGGAATGTCAGATGGTCAAATAACCCTGGAAGGAAAGATAAAAGCCAGGATGAATTTAAAACAATATAAAAATAAAACCTATGAAGAAATCAGAGAAAGTATTGAACGATCTAATTGATAGATTAGAGCTTGGAGAGACATTAACAAGTATTTGTAAATCAAAACAGATGCCAGGATTATCTACTGTTAATAGTTGGTGCAAGACAGATCAGAAAATTAGAGATCGTGTTTTAGATGCCAGACGCATGGGAGCGATGACCTGGTTAGATAAGATGCAAGATCTATTAGATACAGAAGTAGAGCCAAGTCAGGTTCAATGGAATAGAGAAAGATTACATCATGCCAGGTGGGTAGCGAGTAAGCTCGTAAGTGTATTTGGTGACAAACAAACTGTAGTTAATGAGGGAGATAATGTCATTACTGTTGTTTGGAAAGGTGAAGAAGAAGCTGTTAAAGATCCCAGTACGATAGGGAAACAAGCAGCTCTCGCACACACGACAAGAGGTTCGAAGGCTGAAGTTGACCAGGATGTTGACCAGACTGTTATAAACTAGGAATATCAATGCTTAGTAAAGGATAGTATATCCTTGGTCGACCTGGAGCTGCCATCAAAGAGAAAAAAAGTCAAAATTATAGAACAAAATACGAACTTATAAGATATCGATACCCCCAAATTGTGGGGTGCATTTGTATATATATATATCATGGGATCATCAGACACTCACACAAACACATTAACAGCAGAACTTTACATCGATGAAAAAACCAGAACTTTGACACTTAAAATTAAAGATTTTAGGGATGATGTGTCAGCAATCATAGCTGCCAGGTTAATTTGCGAAACACTTGGTATCGATTTTGTTGATCCTAGTATTGGAGATACGCTACATTGAAGGTTATAGAGATACCATATAAGCCAAGACCACAGCAATTAGAACTACATAATGCTCTGGGTAAATATAGATTTGCAGTAGCAGTCATGCACAGACGAGCTGGTAAGACTATGTTTGCTCTGAACCACAGTATAAAACTGGCATTAACTTATAAATTAAAGAATTTTCGTGGAGCTTTCTTTTCTCCAACTAGAGTGCAGTCAAAATTGGTTGCCTGGGATGCCTTAAAAGAATTTGCCAGAAAAATACCTGGTATTAAGTTTAATGAGACAGAGCTTCGTGCCGACTTCCCTACTGGCGGTCGTATTCAGTTATTTGGTGCTGAAAATGTCGATGCTGCTAGAGGACAATATTTTGATTTTGTTGTGTGTGATGAGTATGCACAGATGGACTCAAGAATGTTTGCAGAAGTTATTCGACCAGCCATGACAGATAGAGCTCCTCACTCCAGAGTTTTATTTATTGGAACTCCACAAGGAATGAATAGCTTTTACGATTTGTACGAACAAGCTAAAACAAGTGCCGAATGGTACACTTGCGTACACAAAGCATCAGAAACTGGATTAGTTGATCCTGGTGAGCTGCGTGACGCAAAAAAGATGATGACAGACGATCAGTATTCTCAGGAATTTGAATGTTCCTGGACTGCTAATATTAGTGGATCTGTCTATGGAAAAATTTTAGAAAAAATGGATAACGAAAAACGCCTTGGTCGTTACCCCTATGATCCTGGATATCCAGTTGATGTAGTATTTGACCTGGGTATATCGGATGCCACAACAGTTTTATATACACAACAAATTGGTAGAGCTGTTTTTATTATTGATTGTTACACAAATAATAATCAAAGCCTGGATCATTATGCAGATGTTATTAGAAAATCTGATTACAATATTAGAAATTATATAATGCCACATGATATTGAACATCGAGAGATGTCTACTGGTCATACAAGAAAAGAATATGCCATGAGTATGGGTATGCGACCAATAAAGGTTTGTCCAAAGTTACCAATTGAAGATGGACTTCATGCTGGACAGATACTATTAGCTCGATCTTATATTGATAGAGAGAGATGTAAGCCATTTATCGATGCCATGCGATGGTATCATCGCAAATGGATTGAAAAACAAAAAATTTTTTCGAAACCAGTTCACGACCACTCTAGTCATTTTGCAGATGCCTGGAGAACTTGTGCAGTTGCACTACAAGAATTAGATTTAGAAAATACAAGACCTCCGCAAACTTTTGCAGAAGGTGTGAATTATAATCCATTAGGAAGGAATTAAAATGGGATCATTATTTAAAAAACCAAGTATGCCACCACCACCCCCACCAATACCAGATGCAGTTCCTTTGCCAGATACAGACAAGGCTGAAGAACAAGGAGCAATACAAATTCAAAAAAAGAAAAAAGGTTATACCAATACGATTTTAACATCAAATCAAGGCGTTACAGATGAAGCTGAAACTTTTAAAAAAACGCTTTTAGGAGGATAAATGGGAGCACAAGACCAAGGAAGCAGAGATAAAAAAAGAGCTGCTAATACTGCAAGAGTTATGGAAAATAGAGCAACTGATCCTATGGCTATGAGAACTGGACAAAGAGTTGATATGTATAGCGATGCTACAGTTCAAAAAGTATCAAATTATGGAAGAGGTTTAAATTTTGCTAAAGATGGTAGAATTATTTCTAATCAACCAACATTTGGAGAATTTGTGGGTGATACAAAAAGGATGCTTGTTGGCGGTACAGCTAAAACTCCAAGTTTTTCAAAAAGAGATCCAAAAAATATTCAAAGTGAAACTTCAAATAGACAAGCAAACATTAATACGTACGCAGCGACAGCTCCTACACCTAAAAAAACTGAAGGAGTAATTCCAAAGTTAATTAATACTGGAGGTATGGTGGGATTTGTAAGCACATTATTAGGCGGTGGATCGAAAGATAAAAAAGGAAAACTATTAAAATGAACGCAAAAGATGTTGTTTCAAGTTTTCAACAATTAAAAAGTAAAAGAAGAAATTGGGAAACACATTGGCAAGAAATCGCAGATTATGTCTTACCAAGAAGAGCTGACGTAACTGTTACTAGATCTAAAGGAGATAAAAGAACAGAAAGCATTTTTGATGGCACAGCACTCCATGCAGCTGAATTATTATCTTCATCACTTCATGGTATGCTAACAAACGCAGCTTCTCCCTGGTTTAGTATGCGATTTAAAGATGAAAATATTTCACAAATAGAAGAAAACAGAGAATGGCTAGAGGCTTGTACTGATACAATGTATATGGCTTTAGATAGATCCAATTTTCAGCAAGAAATTCACGAGCTCTATACAGATTTAGTTGTCTTTGGAACTGGCTGCATGATGATCGAAGATGATGAAAAAGATTTTGTAAGATTTTCAACCAGGCATATAAATGAAATTTATATATCAGAAAATGATAAAGGAATTGTTGATGTACTTCATAGAGAATTTAAATTAACTGCAAGAGCTGCTTACAATAAATTTGGCGATACTTTACCAAAAAGAATTTTAGATATATTAAAAACAAATCCTTACGATGAAATAACGCTTTATCAATGTGTAAAACCTAACGATAATTTAAATCCATATAAATCAAATAACAAATCTATGCCATTTGTATCAATTTATTATGATAAAGAAGATGAGCACATGATATCCATGTCTGGATTTAATGAGTTTCCTTTTGTCGTTCCAAGATGGTTAAAATCTTCAACTGAAATTTATGGCAGATCTCCAAGTATGTCAGCATTGCCTGACATTAAAATGATTAACAAAATGTCTGAAACTACCATTAAAGCGGCACAAAAAATGGTAGATCCTCCTTTATTAGTTCCAGATGATAGTTTTATTTTACCAATACGAACACAGCCTGGGGGATTAAATTTTTATAGATCAGGAACAAGAGATAGAGTTGAGCCATTAAACATTGGAGCTAACACACCACTCGGTTTAAATATTGAAGAACAAAGAAGAACAGCTATTAAACAAGCGTATTTTGTTGACCAATTATTAATGTCACAAAATATACAAATGACAGCTACAGAAGTGATGCAGCGAAATGAAGAAAAAATGCGATTATTAGCACCAGTTCTTGGTCGTATGCAATCTGAAATGTTGCAGCCATTAATTAATAGAGTATTTAATATTTTATTAAGAAAAAATATTTTACCAGTACCGCCAGAAGAGCTCCAAGGTCAAGCAGTAGATATTGAGTATGTATCACCACTAGCAAGATCTCAAAAAGTTGGAGATGTTCAAGCTATTATGAGAACATTAGAAATAGTCATGCCGCTATCACAAACAGAGCCAATTATGGATTATATTGATAGTGATAGAATGGTTCAACATTTAGGTGATGTTCTAGGTGTGCCAAGTAAAGTCATGAGGTCAACGCAAGAGGTTCAAGAAATTAGACAGCAAAGACAACAAGCTCAACAACAAGCTCAAGAGCAAGAACAAATGATGCAGACAGCTCAAGCTGGTGGACAAGTAGCACCACTTGTTAAGGAGTTGAATGGACAACAATAAACAAATTAAAGATTTAAAAAATAATTATAAAATTACATTTGGATCTGAACAAGGCGAAAAAGTATTAGAAGATCTTTTAAAAAGATTTCATTATCACACATCAACTTTTTCCAAAGATTCAAACGAGACAATGTTCTTAGAAGGACAGCGGAGCGTGGTTTTGTTTATACAAAACATACTACAACAAAAGGAGCAAATAAATAATGAGTGAAGATCAGACAACTGCTGATACTCAGCAATCTGTGACAGATACTTTTACAGATACACTACCAGAAGATATAAGAAATGAACCATCATTAAAAAGTTTTACAAATGCTGGTGATTTAGCAAAAAGTTATTTACACGCAAATAAAATGGTGGGTGCGGATAAGATTGCACTACCAGGTAAACACGCTACCGAGGATGACTGGATGCAAGTTTACAATAAATTAGGTAGACCAGAAAAAGCTGATGCTTATCAATTTAGTTTTGAAATACCTGAAGAAAATAAACAAGTCATTAGTAATTTTACAGAGATTGCACATAAAAATGGTTTAACAAACAACCAGGCTAATGCAGTTTTAGAATATTACAATCAAATGCAAACTGATGCAAATAGCTCAGTTGAAACAATGGCACAAGCTAACATGGCTGAACAAGAAACAGCTTTGAGAAAAGAATGGGGTTTAAGTTATGATAATAATTTAGCTTTAGCTGACAATGTTTTTAAAACGCATTTTGCAGAAGGCATGGCTTCTTTAACATTAAATGATGGAACACAATTAGGAAACCATCCTGAGTTTATAAAATCTTTAGTAGCTCTTGGCAAAAATTTTAGCGAAGATCAATTAACTAAAGAAACTAATGTAGGCGTATCACCAGCTGATGCACAAAGAGAGATTGCAAAATTACAATCTAGTGAAGCCTATACAAATAAAAACCATCCAAATCATGAGATGGCAGTACAAGAGGTTGCTCAACTGTATAAAATACAGTTTGGGGAATAGCAGAATAATCTTTTAAGACTCTGTGCGACCATGGGAAAGACCATCACCGACCAGGTGTAAAATGTAGGACAAACCCCATTCAGGGATAATTTTTCCATCTTTTTAACATAACAACTAACAACAAGGAGGACATTAAAATGTCAAATCAAATAACAACTGCATTTGTTGAACAGTATAAGAACAATGTTTCTATGCTTTCTCAGCAAATGGGTTCAAGACTAAGATCTGCTTGTGATGTTGAGAGTATAACTGGAAAAAACGCATTTTTTGAACAAATCGGTTCTAGTTCTGCTCAAGTTCGTACATCAAGGCACGGATCAACCCCCCAAATAGATACTCCACACGATAGAAGAAGAGTATCTTTAGCGGATTACGAGTGGGCTGATCTTATTGACGATCAAGATAAAATCAGAATGTTAATCGATCCAACATCTTCTTATTCAAAAGCAGCCGCAGCTGCTATGGGTAGAAGTATGGATGATGTGATTATTTCAGCACTAGGTGGATCAGCTCAAACAGGTGTAACTGGAGCAACTGCTACAGCACTACCAGCTGGTAATAAACCATTTAGCTCATCACAATCAGACGGACTAACTGTAACAAAGCTACTAAAAGCAAAAGAATTATTGGACTTAGCAGATGTTGATCCATCTCTAAAAAGATATTTTGTTTATGGAGCAAAACAAGTCACAGATCTATTAGCTACAACTGAGGTAAAGAGCTCTGACTTTAATACAGTCAAGGCTTTAGCTCAAGGAACACTTAATAGTTTTCTTGGATTTGAGTTCATCATGTCAAATAGATTGTCACTCGATGCAACTAATACTGATGACAGACTTTGCTACGCATTTACTGAAGATGCAATTAAACTTGCAGTTGGTAAAGACGTAACAGCAAAAATAACAGAACGAGCAGATAAATCTTATTCAACTCAAGTTTACTACTGTATGTCAATTGGTGCAGTAAGAATGGAAGAGTCTAAGGTTATTGAAATAGCTTGTGACGAATAATAGGAGAAAATAAAAAATGGCAAGTGTAAAAAGTGTAAATATCACAAACTTAGATGCAACTCCTAGTGTAATGGTTGATGCAGCTAGTAATACTGGTTCGCTTCATGTTCATTATGATACTTACGAAGCTGCTAGTTTAGCATCAGGATCAGACATCACGATCGCAAGATTACCAATCGGTGCAACTGTGCACAATGTAATCTTAAAGTGTGATGCTTTAGGCGGATCATCAACTTTAAAAGTTGGAGACGCTTCTGACGATGATCGTTATATGGCAGCAGTAGGAACTTGGAATGTCGCTGGACAATCACAATCCATGTTAGCTGGTAGCTCCGCTGGAGCAGCACAAACACCAGTAACTGGATTAGGTTACAAAATAACTTCTTCAACTACTGATTTAGTTATTACAACTGGCGGTGCAACTATAACTGGTTCAATCCATTTATGGGTTCACTACGCATACTAACAAGTAATAAATATGCCAGGGGGTTCTCCCCTGGCTTCATTATAAATTTAGGAGAAATCAATGGCAAAACCTGGACTATACGCAAACATTCACGCCAAACGCAAACGTATTGCTGCTGGTAGTGGTGAAAAAATGAGAAAGCCTGGAAGTGCTGGAGCTCCTACTAAAGCAAACTTTACAAGATCTGCAAAAACAGCAAAGAAAACATTAGTAGGATAAAATGAGCTCAGTAATTGAAATATGTAACTCTGGGTTAAATATGCTTGGTGCTAATAATATAACTTCATTAACTGAAGATAGTAAAAATGCCAGGCTATGTAATCAAAGATATAATTCTGTAAGAGATAGTGTTTTTAGAGAACACTTATGGAATTGTTTAATTAAGAGAGTGCAATTAGCAGTTGAGACAGATAAACCAACGCACGAATATATTTATCAATACACACTACCAAGTGATTGTATAAGAGTTATAAAAATTGGTAGTTCATCAGATGGATCTTCATCAGATCTTAATGGTGGACAAACATTTAAAGTAGAAGGAAGAAAGATTTTAACAAATGAGGATACTATTTATCTTTTATATGTTGGTAGGATTAATGATCCTAATGAGTATGATACTTTATTAATTGAAACAATTTCAACAAGACTTGCAGCTGAACTTGCATACGCAATCACCAACAGTAATCCTTTAGCTAATACCTTAAAGGCTGAGTACAGAGATAAATTATCTATTGCAAGACATACTGATGCTTCAGAGGGAAGTGCTGATTATTTAGATAGCAGCTCTTATATAAATTCGAGATATTAATGGTAAAACAAACTTTTGCATTTACAAATTTTACAGCTGGTAAACTGTCACCAAGACTTGATGGAAGAACAGATTTAGGTAAATATTATAATGGATGCAAACAACTTAAAAATTTTACAATACAACCGCATGGTGGAGCTAGTCGTAGACCAGGAACAAGATTTATTCATGAAACTAAATCAAGTGCAAATAAAGTTAGATTAATTCCATTTGAATTTTCAACAACTCAAACGTATGTCATGGAGTTTGGAAATGAATATATAAGGTTTTACAAAGACAAAGGTATTATTACAGAAGCCGATAAAACTATTTCTGCAATTACAAAAGCTAATCCAGCGGTTGTAACTGCAAATTCTCATGGTTATACAAATGGAGATCATGTCATTATTACAGCTGTCGTTGGAATGACAGAAGTTAATAATAAAACTTTTATTGTTGCAGACTCAACAACTAATACATTTTCATTAAAAAATGTTGATGGTGTTGCTATCAATTCTTCAGCATTTACAACTTATGGATCAGCTGGAGCTGCAAATAAAATTTACGAAGTTGTATCTCCATATCAAACAGCTGATTTACCAAATATTAAATTTGCACAATCCGCAGATCTTATGTACTTAGTTCATCCTAGTCATGCTATAAGAACTTTGACCAGATCTGGACATACTTCTTGGACAGTAGCAGCTCCGACATTATCAGGATCTGTATCACCAGCTTTAAATACAACTACAAATAAATATCCCAGCTCTGTAACTTTTTTTGAACAAAGATTAGTATTTGCTGGAACAAATGATAACCCACAATCATTATGGTTTTCTAAAACATCAGATTATTCAAATTTTACAACTGGATCTAATGATTCAGACGCAATGGTTTATACAATTGCTAGTAATAAAGTAAATGCCATTAGATACTTATCAGCACAAAGATCTTTGATAGCTGGAACAATTGGAGGTGAGTTTGTTGTAAGTGCATCTGGTACAACTTCACCATTAACTCCTACAAATGTTCAAATACAAAAACAAACAAGTTATGGATCTGCAAATGTAGACGCAGTTCAAATTGCTAATGTCACAATGTTTTTACAAAGAGCTAAAAGAAAATTAAGAGAAATGGCATACGCTTATGACTTTGACACTTATGTAGCTCCAGATATGACAATATTGTCAGAAGATATTACAAAAAGTGGCATAACAGAAATGGTTTATCAACAAGAACCAGATAGTATTTTATGGTGCACGAGAACTGACGGAGCATTAATTGGATTAACTTATCAAAGAAATGAAGAGGTTGTTGGTTGGCATGAACATCAAATTAGTGGAAAATTAGATTCATCAAAAAATATTATTGTCCAGGCAATAGAGTTTACAAGCAATGCCACTAATGTATCGACAGCAAATAATACAATAACAAAATCTAGTCATGGTCTATCAACTGGTGATGTTGTTTATTATTATGCTTTATCAAACACAATTGGAGGATTAAGTAATGGTATTCCTTATTACGCAATAGCCACTAATTCAAATACAATAAAATTAGCTACATCTGCCGCCAATGCTACAGCTGGAACTGCTGTATCATTAACTTCAGCTCCAAGTTCTGATACAACTCAATATTTATATCAAGGTGTTAATATTGCTAATAACACTATTTTTTCTTTATCTCATGGATTTGAAAACAATGATGAAATTTATTACGATACATCTGGAACTGCAATTGGTGGTTTATCAGAAAATACAAAATTTTATGTAAAAAGAATAAATCAAAATGAATTTAAATTAAGCACAACGAGTGATTTAAAAAATATATTGGAATTGACTTCAGCTCCAACATCAGAACAAACAGATAACATTTTTATAAATGCAAATGTAGAAAACATAGCAACAATTCCAGGTGATAGTGATGAAGATGATTTATACATTGTTGTCAAAAGAACTATAAATGGAGCTACTAGAAGATATGTTGAATATTTAACAAGCTATGATTATGGAGAAACTATTGATAATGCTTTTTTTGTAGACTCTGGGTTAAGTTATTCTAATGCAACACCCACTACTATAATAACAGGATTAGATCATTTAGAGGGTGAGCAAGTTACTATTCTTGCAGATGGATCTACTCACAGTAACAAACAAGTAAGTTCAGGATCTATAACATTAGATAGATCTGCCAATACAATACAAATAGGTTTGGGGTATGAAAGTATTTTACAAACTATGCGTATTGAAGCTGGAGCTCAACAAGGAGTTGCACAATCTCGAATTAAAAGAATACATGAGATAACATTAAGATTATTTAGATCAGTTGGTTTAGAAGTAGGTTCAAATTTATCAGATATGGAAATCATTCCATTTAGAACTACATCAGACACAATGGATGTAGCTACTTTAGAATTTAGCGGAGATAAAAGAATAGAATTTAGAGGTGACTTTGATACTGATGGTCATATTTTTATTAGGCAGTCACAACCTTTACCGACAAACGTAATTGGTATTTATCCCAGAGTCACAACTAATGAAGGGTAAATTAGAATTAATACCTTTTAAAAAAGAACACGCACAAATTTTATCTAACAATATTATGAACGATCCTAAAGTTCAGTTTGATAAAAATTTAAGAGAAAGTTTTGTATATTTAGAAGAAGAAAATATGAGTTTTACTGCAACCTATAAGCAAAATATTATAGTTAGCGGTGGTATTACACCATTATGGGATGGTGTTTTTGAAGGTTGGGTTATGGCATCAAAGGATATTTGGAATTTTAAATTAGAAGCTGCGTACATTATTAAAAAAAAAACAGAACAATTATGTGAAATAAATAAAGTTGTTAGATTGCAAACAGCTGTCAAAAAAGATTTTGTATTAGGACATCGATTTGCAAAATGGCTAGGATTAGAAGAAGAAGGAACAATGAAAAAATACATTTTAAATCAAGATCATGTTAGATATGCGAGGGTGAGATAATGGGTGTAACTCCATTTTTAGTTGCAAGTGCAGCATTAACAACTGTTGGTACAATACAAGCCGCTAATGCAGCAAGTTCAGCGGCAGAATACGAAAATAGTATTATGAGTCGTAATGCTAAAGTAAGCGAACAAAATGCAGAACAATCAATTACAAAAGGTGAATATCAGGTATCACGATTTGAAAAAAACTTTCAAACTTCTTTAGCATCCACAGAAGCAAATTATGCTGTATCTGGTGTGAGATTAGATGAAGGAACTCCAATACAAGTAATGAAAGATGCTTTTGTAGAAGCGGAAATTGAAAAAGAAAGCATTATGCACAATGCAAAAATACAATCTGGTGAATTTAAAGAGTCAGCAATAAATGCAAGATTACAAATTGATGCAAATACTTTTAGAGCTCGACAAAATAGAACAGCTTCTTATTACAAAGCTGGTACAACTTTACTTGGTACTGGAGCTCAAATAGGAATGATTAACAAATATGGAGTTACATAATGGCACAAATACCAACTTATAAATCTCAAACTGGACTGGCTGGAGGATCTGGAGCTGGTCAGTTAAATGTACCTGGAGGATTGCAAGAAGCAGCCGCAGCTCCAGCTAATGCTTTAGCAACACTAGGCAAAACTGGATTAGATATGTCTGTAAAATTTTATGCACAGCAAAAAGCTATTGAGAGAGAAAACATTTTATCTGAAAAATATGAAAATTTTTTAATAGGTGATAAGAATAATAAAGGTTTTAATTTACTAAAAGCTGATGCTATGGCTCAAGGTGATACTAATGCTTTAAATAATTTTAAATTTCAATCTGATAATTATTACAATCAAGTTTTATCTACAATAGATGATGATGTTGTAAAGAGAGCTTTTAAAGATAAATATACAAATGCTTATTCAAGTAATTTTATTGATGTTCAATCACAAGTATATCAAAACAACATTGATAAAGGAAAATCAACTATTGCTCAAAATATTAATAATCACACAAATGAATATGTAAATGGTATAAATGCTGCAACAAAAGAAAAAGGTTTTAACAATATTGCAGTTGAAATTGATAAAGGAATAGAACTTGGAATTTTGTCTGGAAATAATAGAGATGCACTAATATATAAATATCATGAAATTGCATATAAGACTGAATTAAAAAATCAACTAAGTTCAAATCCACAAAAAGTTTTAGAAGCAATCAATTCTGGTGAATTTAATAAGTTAATTAATCCTGAGGATTTAAGTACAATTAAAAATTCTGCAATAGTAGCTCTTAACAAAAATCAAAAAGAAGCAATAACAAATCTTACAACGCAAGGTGATATAATAGAAGATGAAGTTAAAACAGATATAGAGTCTTTAGAATTATATGTATCTCCTGATTTAGATGTGCTGACATCAAATGCACAAAAATTAGCAGAGCTCGACCAGAAAAGAATAGCTAATGGCAAAGCACCTAAATATGAAAATACAATAACTGATTTAGAAGATGCTATGTATGCCTATACATTTGTTGAAACAGTAAAAAATGGAACTATTGCTGAAGGTCAAAAAATTTTAAATTCTATAAATGATGAAATTAAAAAAAGTGAAGGCACAAGTGAAGTTAATAATTCTCTAATAAAAGCAAGAGATAAAGTTACAGATTTAATAACTAAAATGCGAACTGACTCAATTGATAATAATAATCAACTACAAACAGATTTAGGAAATCCACCAATACCAGATGTTGACTTTTTTTCTAATCCAGAACAATTCGCATTTGATGCACAAGGAACAGGCAATGGCAGCTACATAGAAGTTGTAACTAACAATGCTAATCGCATGGATATGGATAAGCAATATTTTACAAAGAATCAAATACTTGCAATTGATGAAAGGTTAAAAACAGCTAACTATGACGAAGTATTAAATTTTTTAACTAACATGGGAAGTTTAGCTGGTACAGATACTGTTTCAGCTTTAAATAATTTTAAAAATTTAAGTGGTAAAGGGAATGAGGGATTAGCTCATATTGGTATGCTTATAGCTGCAAATGATGGCAATATTTCCAGGAGTATTGAAAGTGCAATTAAAGGATATGTAAGTTATCAAGATAACACTAATAAACAAATTATAGATCAAGTTCCTGATAAATGGAAATTAGAATATAAAAATCAATATTTTAATACAGCATTTAATGACAATCAAATGAATGGTGTCAAAGAGCAAGTATTACAAACAGCTGATTATATTTTTTATAACAAACTATTAAATTCAAAATACAAAAATGAAATTAGTAATGCAGATCCAGGGGAGTATGGATCTGACGCAACTTTTGATCCTGACTCTGATTTAATAGAATTTTATACTGATTCTATACAAGAAGCAGCTGGTAGAGTTCAAAGAGGAAATGAATTTTTCGGAGGTATGATTGAGCAAGGTGATGGCAATTGGATTATCATTCCAGATACCATAGAAAATTTTAAAGATGCAGAGGATTTAATGGATATGTTAGAAGATAATATGGATGAAACATTATTTGATGAAGGTACTTTTGTTATTAGACAAAGAGTAGATATGCCTGGCAATTTAGAAACATCTAATGATGAATTTTTTGC